GCTTGTATAAACCCAAATATACCTCCATCTTTTAAAGCCTTTGTTGCACCTGCATAAGTGTCTCTAATAGCACCAACAATAGCAATGCCTTTTCCAAATTTAGAATTAGCACCAACTATTCCTGCAATATTTCCTAAAGCATTTGTTATTGCAATTTGTTTTTTTTGTTGTGCTAATATTTCTGCAGCAGCCTGTTGATCGATAGATTTTTGTAGGTCTTCATTAAATTTTATAATTGCATCTGCTTTTTCTTTTTCTCTTTTT